GAGCGAGTTGGCGGCAATTTGGCCGGGGTAGTCAACGTGCTTGACGCGGATCGATGTGGTTGCATTGGCACTCAACGCCGCCAGCGCCACGCCAAAGAAATAACCGGCTGTCGGGTTATTGTTGACGCGCACGGCAGGGCTACCAGTGGCAGTGTCGTGATAGTAGAGCGAGTCACCTGCGGCAATCCCGCTGCCAAGGTCGTCGTCGACGGTCAGCGTTGCCACACAGGGTCCGAACTCCACCGTTGTGTTGCCGTCAGCATCTTCGGCGGTCAGCGCAAGGCCGGTCATCGAACCATAGCGCACCGGGTCACCGCTGGCGGGAGTCGTCGGATGTGTGCATGGAACGCTCAACTGCCAAGCGGGTTTGAAAACTTCATTTGTTGCCATTGCTTATTTCCTCGTTTAGCGATTAGCCGCCAACTTCGCGGTGGACTCATTGAGGCCCATCGCCTTGAATGCGCTTTCGAGCACGGCCTTGGAATCGGGCTGGCCTTCGCCGCTTTGTGCGCCATTCCCCAATCCAGCGATGCGACCGTTGCCAAGTTTGGCCAAGTATTCGGCCTCGCCCTTCACGGCCTCGTCGATGGCCTTCTTGAATCCGTCTTTGTCGAGCACGCCGTCTTTGTGGACCGGGGACTTGCTCAACGACTCCGCCAACCGCGCCTTTGTGAGGTCGGGGAGTTTTGCCGTTGCGAGCGACGCTTGAACGAAATCAGCCGCCTCGCGCAACAGCAACGCCTCGCGCAAGCGGGCCGTCTCGGCCTTGGCTTCGCTTAGCTCTTTCTGCTCTTGCTCAGTCATAGTGTTTGCCTCTGAAATAGATTCCTGAGCGGGCGGCTGAATGACCGTCCGCGACTCAGTTAAAACAGCGCCACCCGCGCCAGGCAGCGTCACAAAATCAACGCTCTTCCCCAGCGTGATGGCCTCGATGATTGCGCCCTTGCGCCCCTCAGCCTCACCGGTCTTGGCCATGCCCAGCGCACGAATTGACACACCGATAGACTTGCCGCGCTCTGCAATGTTCTGGGCGTGATCGCCAAAGACTTTTGCGGTGGCGTATAGCCCCGGCCCAGCTTTGCCGTTCTCCACCCACTGCGCATCGCTGGCCAGCACTGCCGCCAAGTCCTTCAGGCTGCGCTCGGGTCGGGCCGCTTCCTCTTGCGGGGTAGGGTGATCGACGTACATGTGAAGCCCAGCTTTGAAGGCCTTCGGCCCATCGCGCTGCAGCACTTCTTTGCTGTAATAGCCGGATGAACCCCATCCCGGTTGGATGATCTTGATCGGGATGTTGCCGCCGCTGGCGGCCTCAGTGAGTGGCACGGCCTCACTCGTCAGCTCCCCCGACTCACTGGCTTGCATGCCCATATTGGCCGGCGCTTCAGGCGCTTCTTGCGGCTCTTCCCATCGGCCACGGTCATAGAGCTGGGGCGCGTTGGCAATGACGTTGGTCGTAAACGCATCGAGCGCATCGCCGATGGCGTTGCTCAACTGAATGCGCTCTTCGCGGGTCAATAGTCCGTCGCCGTAGAGGTCGTCGCAGATATAGGTGAACTGGCTGTGCAAGCGGCTTTCGAGCCATTGCGCCACGCCCGCACTTTCCTTGATGGGCCGCTGGGCCGACTCTTGCGCAGCCAAGTCACTCCAAGTCGTGGTGAGTGCGCTGCGGACATTGCTCAGCGCATCGGCAACAGCCTTGGGCAACTTCTTGTCTTGCATCATGCGATGCGCATCGCGCAACAGGCCGCGCGCGCGTGCCTTGATCGTTGCGGCTTCGGTGATTGGTTTGTCCATAGTTAGCAGCTAATAAGCTCTCCCTTTGTCATGTATCCATGCCATACGACGCCGTCAGCCCCTGTATGCAAAATGGATGGCGTAAATGTCGGCGCTTCGCGATTGCCGTCCCATTGCCATGTGTCCAAAACAATGCCACGCCAATCAGTTATTGGCTTTAATTGCAGCGATCCCAAACTCCCTTCTGGCGTGCCATTTGGTGTGCGGATAGTGACACTCATGTCATCGGCGGTAAATTGCCAATCCCCGACATTCCCTTCGGCAAAGAGATCAAACGGGAATGGACGATGTTGCCCCTTGGCATTTTCGGTATTCGTCATCCTTCACTTCCTTTGCGACGATACAAACAGGTGCAGCGGCAATTCGGATGGGCAAGTGGCTGATCGTGCCCGCTGCCAAACGCCTGATCGACCGGAATCCACCCCTCGGCTTCGTTGTCGGCACATTCAGGGTCAACATTGGCATCGCCAACCGTCAGCCAGCTTTTCTCCATCTCCAAGCCACCGTCGATCAGGTCGTCGATCAGGATTCGATTGCCCGCCTCGTAACCATTGCCCACTTCAGTCACGGCAATCAGTCGCGCGCGGTACTGCGAGAAATCGGAAAACACTTGGCGAATCAGCTTGGTAATCTCGGTGTAGCTCTTGCTGTCCTCGACGGCGTTGCCAATTAGCGTTCGCAACTGGTCTTTGGTGGTTTCATTGATGCCCTTGACGTTCTCAGCGCCACGCGACTTCACATATTTCACGGCTCGCGGATTCTTTAGATCGAATGATGTGTCGAGCTTCAAGTCTTTGGTCAGCGCCTCAGCACCAGCCATAAGCGATTCCTCGACTGCGCTAACAATTGGGTCCACAAAATCAGCCACGGTCTGATTGGCGGTGACATCGAAGGCCTTCTCCCAGTCGAAGCCATCGGCCTCGCGCAAGCCATACGCCTCTTGAATACGCGCCTCGCTCAGCTTGCCGAGTAACTTTGCGCCCTGCGCTGCGAAGGCCTTGGCCATCGCCTTTTCGAGTGGTGCCTCAATGGGGCGGCGAATGCGCTCTTTGCGGGCAATGGTCAGCGTCTCAATGAAGCGGTCGATAGGGCCCGCCAATGGCCAGAGGGCTGTTGTCACACGGCCTCCTTCATGGCTTGGGCAATGGCCTCGCGCAGCTCGCGCACGGCCTCGATCACCATGGACTCAGCAGCGGGCCCTGCCCCTTGCTGGGGCAGGGCAGGGCCGCGTGCGGGTGGCGGCTTCAAAAGATCTTCGCCGTCGCCGAAGAGTTTGTCCAACTCTTCGTCGATCTCATGTTCACCCAGCGCGTTGAGCAACATCTTGGCGAGCGTCTTATCGGTAAATGTCGCCGCGCGTTGCTGCCCCTTCAATGTTGCCGCGTCCACGATCGCGTTCACCTTGCCCGCCGTGTCCTCGCTGATGATTGGCGGGAAATCGATGTCAATCGTTTTGTCAACATCGGCATTCCACACAATCACATCGGTGTCATCGACGTTAACGACCTTCCCCTTACCGCTCAGCGCGCCACTAGGCCGCGCAATGGCCTGCGCCAATACGTATTCAAAGACGTTGCGATGCACATCGGCCCACAGTGTTTGGCGGTCTTGCATCATCAGCTCGGTGGGCCGGTCGAGCGACTTGGCGGTCGCAAGGCTGCCGACACTGGCATCGCCAAAGAAGGTTTCAGGCAAGCCCATCACGGCCATCGCCATCAGCGCCATGCGACGACCATCATCGGCGCTCGTTGTTGCACCACTCGTGCGAATCGGCTCGAGCTTGGCATCGCCGCCAGTGATGAACGTCGATCCAGCGATCGGCGGCGGGTTGGTCTCGCTGCTGTTGCCGGTACCCAGCGTCGTTTGCAACTTACTCTTAGCCGCCGCGATGCCGCTCTTGCCGCCCGGCGTGGTCAAGCTGAAGGCAAACCGCGCATAGGCCTGCACGATGGTGGCCCAGTTCTCTAAGAATTTCTTGTATGCCTTCGCCCAATCAATAGCCGCGTAAATCTCACTGAGGCCGAAGCGCCAGTCGCTGAACCCGCCAACCTTCACGTGGTAAACCGGCGAATCCCAGTGCACAGTGTCGCTGCCAATGGTCTTACGCTCATCCTGCGGGGCATAGCGCCAGTCAGGGTAATAGTCGGTGCGCGTCTTGGTCTCTGCGTTGCCGCTTGCACCAAGGCTTGTTGAAGTCCACGAGCGCTTATAAAACCAAGGATCCTTGCTGTCCTCGGGATTAGTGATGATCTCGGTGATCTCATCGAAGGGAATCGAGCGCAGCCGCACAACGCCGGTGCTTGGGTTAGTGAAGAAGACAAAGAAAATGTTGCCTTCGACCTCTAGATCGACCTCTTTGAGCATCCGCGCTTGGTGGCTGGTCAGCTCGGCTTGATTCTTGCCGTCGTCGAGGAATGCTTGCAACACCGCGTTAATGTCTGGATCGGGTGCATGAATGTTGCAGCCTTGGCCCCACACATAGAATCGCTTCACGCTCACGCCGCGCAAGATGAGTGGGTTTTTGAGATACATCAACCGCGCAATGGCCGTGATGGCCTTCAACCCTTCGCGGCTGAACTCGCGGTCGCCTTCGCCGATCATGCGTTGCCAATCAGCGTCCTCCAATGCCAGTTCAAGCGCAGCCAATCGCTCGACCAACAATTCGTTGGTGTTCGCTAACTGGGTGATCTGCTCAGTGATTTCAGTATCGGACATTGGAAAACAAAAAGCGCGGTTGCTCTTGGTAGAACAACCGCGCTTTGATAAGCTTTTTTAGACGGCTAGATTGGTCGGGATTTTACGCCCAAAACTATATTAACACAAGGATTCTTAAGTTAATATAGCTTTTTGCTGATTCTCCGGTTAACCTCACCCACCGGGGCGATAATTGCCAAAACATGGAATACGATGCCAGCGAGTGGGTTGAATACATCGGCAAAAGTGTCAAACAGATCGAGGCGCAATTGGACGGGGAGGCCCGTATTGAAGTCGATGATCAAGGCATGGATAACCATTTGTTGATTCATCTCAAGAACGGCAAGACGCTTGTCATTCGATACGATTGGATCTACGAATGGCAAGTCATTGATCAGAACGCTGAGATGCTGACCGGCTCATCGTAGACCATCATCTGATCGGTTGGCCCCTGCCAAGCCATCAGCCCCACCGCCCCGCTAATTGCGTCAACTTGGTCATCATGTTCGCCGTTAGGGAAGGCATCCATTTCATCAAACAATGCTTGATTCCATTCGCCGCGCACAACGTAGATTAGCTCATCCTCTAATCGGCTGCCCCATATCGATGCGCGCATCTCTTTGCTGCCCTCGGGTTTGTCCGGCACAACCAGCCGCCCCACCATGCGACGGTCTTGGCGAATGTCGTCATAGTAACCAAGCTGGGTGCCATTGGCTTCAATCGCCACGCCCACATCGGCCCCATCGTCGAGCGCGGCTTGAATGATGACCGGCTTTGTCTGCGGCCATTTGCCCTTGAGCCGCTTCATGTGCAGGATGTAAACACGCCCCGCGTCATCAATGCCAACGAGCGCACCGGATACAAAATCCGCCCCTTGCTTGTCGCTGAAAGCCAAGTCCCAGCGGCGCACCTTCAACGCCATCTTCGGCACTTGGCCAGCGTCGATTCTGATGAGCTTCGATGAATCCAGAATGTTGCCATCGTCAGGCCTTGGCCGTTGCTGGTAGAGCGCAGCAAACTTGCGATTGCCGAGTAGAACCTTCGTTCTCGCTAAATCTTTCTCGCCGTATTTGCGTGGCCACAATGCCCCGCCAATAGTGCGTTGGTCGTGCTTCATCTGCGGCGCTTCGGCTATGGCTGGCAAATTGAGAATGGTCCACTGATCGGCGGTCGAGTCTTCTTTGGCGAGTTTCAATAATCGCCCTGCGAGGTCATCGTCATGCCAGCGGGTCAGCGTGATCAGGATGCTGGCGTTCTCTTCGCGGCGAGTGTAGAACGTGCCTGTATACCATTCCCAGTGCTTATTGCGAATGGTCTTCGATGCCGCCTCTTCGTCATTCTTGATCGGGTCGTCGATGATGCCGTAGTGAAACCCCATGCCGGTGATACCACCGCCAATGCCTGCGCTGCGATAACTGCCCTTGTGATCGACAACTTCGAACAGTGTTGAATTGCGCAAGTAGGATCCATCGGCCACGGTGCGGACGTTGCGCCCATAGAGCGTGGTGTCGGCGAACACATCCCGATATTGCCGGTCGTCGATGATGCGCTGCACATCGCGATTCATCCGGCTGGCGAGGTCATCGCTATAGCTACACGCAATGACCTGCGCATTGGGATTGCGGCCCAGCAAATACGCGGGTAAGCGACGGCTCACCAACTCACTCTTGCCGTGGCGCGGCGGCATGAAAATCATCAGTCGCTTAATCTTGCCCCGCGCAAAGGCATCGAGATAACGACAGGCGAGGTGGTGATGCCACCCCACCTCATAGTCGGGCTTTGTGTACGTTGTGAAATCAATAAGGTGACGGCGGGCAAGCGTGGCCTTTGCCAGCCTTGCCAGCTCATCAACCCGCGCCGCGCTGCGTCTCGCCAATTCCGCTTGCGCTTCCTGTGGCGAGATTGCGAAGCTCGTCGTCGCTGAGTTCGCTGAGGTCTCGCTCGGGCGTTCGTTCATCGACGAGGGCGATGCGTTCAATGGGTTTGCCGATGAGGTAATCCGCAATGAATCGCCGACCCTTTTCGCGCGTCTGACCGTCTGCCCCGCCGATTGCAT